CCATTGGATTTGCTCCTGATGCTATATTTTTAAGACCTGCAGTTACAATTGCTCTGGCTAGTACCGTAGCTGTTGTTGTACCATCACCAGCTAAATCTGCTGTTTTACTTGCTACTTCTTTTACCATTTGAGCTCCTATATTTTCAATAGGGTCTTTTAGTTCAATTTCTTTAGCAACTGAAACGCCATCTTTAGTTACAACTGGTGTTCCAAATTTCTTTTCAATTACTACGTTTCGTCCTTTTGGACCTAATGTTACAGCCACAGCATCTGCTAAGGCATCTACTCCGCGCTTTAAACTGTTACGCGCTTCTAAATTAAAATATATTGTTTTTGTCATAATATAACTTATTGTTTTTGTTTTTTAAAAATCATCTCCGCCATCTGGCGTCGTAACTATTTGAATTCCTTCATCTGGATTTGCAGGGTCATACTTCATAATATATTCTTCACAAAGCTTTTCATATACTTGCTTTTTCAATCTAGGATCTTCGGCAAACTTTGTTAGTATATTTGCTGATGTAAATACTACTTCTTCTCCTGTTTCTGTATCTACATAATCATAATAAGCTCCGCGCTTCTTAACTAATTTATGCTTTGTTAATTCGTCAATCCAACTTGGCGCTGAATCAATACCAGAGTCAAAATAAATATCATATTCTACTTCTCTGCTTGGAGGTCCTAAACGATTCTTCTTAATCTTTAACTTTGTTTTAGCTCCAATTACAGTTCCGTCAGATTTCTTAATCATTCCTAAATTATATAATGATAATCTAACTGATGCATGGAATCCGACTGCTTTACCACCAGATGTTTGAGTCTTTTCACCAAAGCCCATAACACCTACTTTATCACGTAATTGATTTGTTAAGATTAAGCATACTTTTTGACGACCAATCATATTAGTAATCTTACGCATTGCTTTTGATAATACAATAGCTTTTGTAGTTGCATAACCATCTTTTTCGTAATCTGCTTCTTGCTCCACTTTTGTTGTAGCACCCATAATAGAATCAATAGCAATACATACTAATCTATTTTTGTCAGCATTTCTTACTTTCTCGATAATAGTTTCTACAATTGCAAATGCATCTTCTATAGTTTCTACTGGAGCATAAATCATTTTACTTAAATCCATACCTAGCATTTCAAAGAATTCATTTGCTACGGCATTTTCTGTATCAATATAAATTGATAATCCTCCTTTACGTTGACATTGAGCTAATATATTTGCTGTTAGTAAAGATTTACCAGCAGCACTTTCGCCCATAATCTCTATAATACGACCTACTGGCAATCCGCCATATGGTCTATTTGATATTGCTAAATCTACAATATCATTTCCCGTTGTTATCCAATCTGTTACATTACTAGGTGAATCAGCATCTTTATCTAAAAAATACGCTACTTTCATGTTAGTTTCTTTAAACTTTGCATTAAGCGTATCTGCTAATAATGATGCCAAATCTTCATGCATTGCACCAGATGATATTCCGTCATCCGTTTTCTTTTTTGCCATAATATTTTGGTTTATAGTAAAATAAGAGGAGTAGATGATTCTAACTCCCCTTACTTACTTTATGTTTTTAGTTTTTAAATAAATCGTCAAATGCACTAGAAATATCCTCTACTGATTTTGTTTCAGCGGGCTTTGTAGGTGTCGACACTTTAGCTTCTGTACCTGTAGATGCTGTTCCTTCTTGAACTCCTTCGGTATCGCGATTTAACCAATTGGTCAATACTACCTTTAAATCTTCATATGAAGGTTCTTTAAAGATTTCTGTTAAATTTTTCTGGCCAGTTGCAATCTTTGTGATAATTTCCTTATCTGTATGTACCGGAGTTTGATTTGGTTTAATACGAATAGAAGTTTCTGGAAAATCTTTTCCCGTTTGTTCTTTAGTTTTAAATTCTACTGTAATATCTCTTCCACTAACTGGGTCTGTGATATCACCGTAATCTGGGTCTGCAATAAATGCTAATAATTCTTGGTATACTGTTTTACCGAATCCCCAATATTTAACACCTTCATGTTCTTTTCCACGAATAACGATTGGAGCATAAACGCGCATTTTAGGTTCGATCTTTTTACCTAATTTCCATTCTTCTTTTTTTCCTGTAGATTGAAGCTTTTCTGCGAACTCAACTACTGGATCTGGTTTACCAAATGTAGCTGGAGATAAATACTGCTTATTTCCAAATTCATAATGGAAATAAAGTTCATTGAATGGATTGTCTTTGTTGAATTGATAAGGTACAATTCTAACTACTTGTGTACCTGGTTCTGGTTTCCATAAGGTGTCTTGTCTTTCACCTTTTCCTGTGTTTTTTTGCAAATCGCCTAGTTTCGCGCGAATTGCGTCTAAATTAATCGCCATTTTTCTTTTTGTTTTTAATTGTTTAACTTACTAAATATCTAACTGATATCTAAATTTCTTATCTAATATAATATCTTATCTCTTATTTTCCTAATTATTTTATATGAATTATTTTGTATATTTGCAATTCATGTAAAATTAATTTCTTATCTGTTACTAAAATAGCTGTATTTGAATAATCTTCCCAATTCACTTTATAATTCTTATCTAATATATTATTATTAAGTGATTTTATCAAGAAATTTAATCCATTAATAGTATAAAGCGTATTAGTTTCTTTTCTTCTGTGTATTGAAATAGTGTTATCTAACAAATCATTAAGATTGCCAGACTCTATATTGTACGTGCAAGCCAACTCAGGATTCTCGCTCATTTGCAGAACGAAAATTTTACCGTTAAGTATATTATAATTACTTACGATATTATCAATTGTTGGTTGTAAATTATTCTCTAAAGTGAATGTGCAAAGTAAACGTATCACGTATATAGATTATTTATTATAAATATCTACATACTTACATTTTTTAAGTTATAAGACCTGCAAGTCTTTTCATTCGATCAAATTGTTCATTTAATGAAGATGGCTCTTTACCATCATATAAGTCCCATGCTATTCGAGCATTATCAAATGATTGATCTTTAAACTTAGGTTTGAGCATAAAATTAACATCACTTTGGCCACCGGGGCCTGCTGCAATAAACTTCTCAGAATAGTATTTAAAAAATTCACCCAATGCTTTTTTAGTCCTATTAACTCCCATACTATATGTTCCAATAGTTAATGGTAATTTATTAGTTGATCTTCTTTCTTGCTCCGCTTGAGCATCTGCTTTAGATTCAGCATCAAATTTTGCTTTCCGTATTTCAGAATCTTTTTTATTTTGATCTTTAGTAGCAGCAGCTTTTGTGAGTGATGCTGCCTTTTTCTCAACATATCCCGGTTCATTTTTACGAGCATCTGACTGGCCCTTACGGCGAGCTGACATCAACGTATATTCTACGCTTTTAATTTCATTATTTCCTATTTCACCTTTAGCAGCCATATCTGATAATTGCTGCATTAATGTTTCAAATTTTGTCATTAGTTTATTTTTTATTATACTTAAAGATAAGATATTTGTTTCAATTAAACAACCGAAATGTTACTTTTTAACGTATCACGTATATAGATTATTTATATAAATATCTACATACTTACATTTTTTAAGTTATTATAATCGTATCCGGCTTGCACTTTTACTGGATATTTTCCATTACATTCTAATATTCTTTGACATTGCTTAATATACTTACCTCCGTCATCTTTATGGAAGTCGATCAATAACGAATCATAGGTATATAATATCATCTTACTCTTAAATCCTTTGTTAAAGCTCATTAAAGTATCTAATATTCCCATGGTTTCTTCCATCTCTAATGATTGAATTAAATAATTAAGAAGCTTCTGAGAATTCATTTCAGTAAAGAATGTATTTTTTAATGTTCTTTTATATATTGGTGTTTCTAAGTATTTTTGATCTTTATAAAGTTTCCAGTTAATTTTTGTAAAATCATCTACTAATTTAAAAAATGGAATTTCTAAAAACTCTTTTTCAATACCTCCGTACAACAATTTAAAGGTTATTCCTTTACTTTGATCATATTCTTCCGGAGTTAATTCTTCTTTTCCAAAATATTGACGACCTAAATGCTCATGCATATTTACTTTGCCTGGAAATTGATATCCTAATAATTCTCCTAATAATCTAATATGATAAGCATCATAATCAAATTGTAATAAAAATCCATCATTTCCAAAACGAGACTTAAATGATTTTCTTACTCCCGTTTCTTTATTTAGTGCCGCATAATTTACAGAATCAAATCTATTTGAAGGTCTTCCTGTTGTTGTATAAGGATTATATTCTGTATATACAAAGTTATTTGTTATTGTTACATTTGGAAATGTTTCTTTAAGTATATCAGGATTTACATACATACCATTTATTTCTATATGATGTAAAGTTTTAACTACATTATTATATTTTAAAAATGTGTCTGATATTGTAAATGCTTTAAATTCTTCTTTATATTCTTTAATAAGATTGCCAAACTTTTCGTGATGTTTTACAATCGGTATAAGATGATTAAGATTTTTTAAGTTAGAGTATTTTTGATTAAAGTAATCATGCACGGAAGTATCAAACTCCTCGATATCTATAGATTTGTTTGTTAAGAAGTATATTACCATATGAGCATCATATATATGATCA